CCCCGCGGGGATCGTGAAGGCGCCGACGGTATTGCCGGTAACGTCATCCGTCGCGCTGACATTCACACGACGACCGATCGTTTTCATTGTGCGGGCAAAACCTTGACCGCCAACCTGGGGCTGACCCCAATCTTTACGATAGACCATTTGCGATTTCTCCTGACAAATGGATTGTTAAGTTTAAGGCTTCGCTACGTCACGAAACCGCTGAGAAAGACGTCCATAGTCCCGGCAACCGGCGTTCCTGCCGCGACCCCGATCGTTATGAGAATTTCAGTCTCGGCAGGATTTTTGTAGAGCAACCCGGTAGATGCGACCGCTACAGTCGTGCCGCCCGTGCGCCCGGTCACGTCACCGTTGAGATAACGCGTCGGCAACGCCGCATCGCCCAAACTGATTGATAGCGAGGTGCCGCCATCCATGTCGGAATAGGCAACCGCGCAACCGTCAACAGTAAACCCGGCTGGCACCGTGAAGGCGCCGATCGTGTTCGCCGAGGTGCCAAGATCGGTTGTGCTGAGTTGAACCCGGCGCCCAAGAAATTTACGGGTGCCGGAATTGCCTTGCCCGCCAGTGTTGGGCGTCGAAGCCCAATCCCTGCGATACGCCATCGCTCCCTCCTTTCAAAAGGAACGGGAGGGCTTTTCACCCTCCCGGTTTGAGTTGGGGGGAATTAGGCGTTGGCGACACCAGACACGAACGCCGTGACCATGCCCCAATCGACAAGATCACCGACCGTTGCCCCGACCACCGAGAGCGGTGCCTTGGCAATTTTGGCGGTGCCGTATTGGGCCTCGATCCCCATGCCGGTGATAAAGTCGTAATCACCGTCCTCGAGCTGCGTCGGGCGCGGCATTTGCCCAAGCGCATACGCGATCGCGCCCTGCCCAAGCAGGAATACCGGCTCGACGTCGATACCGGCCGTGCCCTGCCCTTTGAGCAGAAGGCGTTGCGTGATTTCGGGGATTTCGAGGTAATAGACGCCATCGTAAACCAGCCCGCCGCCCGTGAAGATCGGGTTGTTTTTCGTCGGGGATGATTCACGCTCGCGCGCGTCTCGATTCGCCTGATACATCGGCGGATCGGCTTTCAAGTCGCGCATTGCACGCGACCCGATCAGGCACAGGTACCATTCCTGGTCAGCGCCTTTGAGCTGGTACGGGCTGATTTTCGGGCGCCCGTTATAGACGCCAGGATTGGAAGCATCGACACCGGTTTGCTGCGCCACGTTTTTCATCAGCGAACCAACCGCCGCCGTCATCTTGTCGGCAGTGCTATCGACGTTAAGCAACGCGGTTGCAAACGTCGAATTGTAGTTACCGATCACGCTGCCGAAAACCACGCGATCGTAGTTTGCCGTCGTCCAACTATTTTTCTGCCCCGTTGACGCCGCCGACCATTTGACGCCGTTGACGCGAGAACCGGGAGCTGTGAGGCGCCCCGCTTGCACGGCTGACGTCGGGATCGACAGCAACGAGTCTACAATGTCGTCACGCACCACCCGCTTTGACCAGCCCGAGAGCAAAGAACGTGCTGTCGAGCGGATCGAAAACGAGCTTTCCTTGTTCACGGCGCGGTTATTGGCAACCGCGTTGCGTGCCCAATCGGCCCAGACCGGGAAGCCGTAGCTATCGATCTGTTCCTCAGCGCCGCGCAACGTGCCAGCGCCAACGCCAGGACCGCTTAGTTGCGTAACGAGCGGGACGTTGATTTCCTTGCCGTCCGCGGCAAGGTCTTTCATCCGCACGATCGGATAGGTGCTATCGGCCCCCATGAAGGGGTCGAATCGCGATGCTCGCAGGAAGTCAATCGCCGCGTCTTTGCGGAATTTAATGACTTCATTATTGACATGATTAGCCGTGAGGGCCATGTGGCCGATCCTTTCAAGACAAACCGGATCGCCTCACGGTCAATGAAAAACCCGCCACAAGAGGGCGGGTTGTTTCACATGAAACGCGAAAACGATCAGGTCACGATTGAATCGAAAAGGGAGTCGTCGGACAAATCTTCCTGTGACGCCCTCAGTGCAGCACTTTGACGGGAAACGCCGTTCATCGAGGGAGCGAGCATAGGACGGCCCTTGCCTTGATTCTGATTCTGTTGCGCCTCGTTCCGCCACGCTTCCATTGCGCTTTTACGGAACTCGGGATCCTTGAGGGACTCAGCGAGCACTTTTTGTTTGTAGGCGGCAGGATCATTGCCGACCTCAGCGCGCACTTTCACCTCACGAAACCACTGCATCAGAGTTTCACCGGGATCCGTTGAATTGTTCATGCGGATCTGCAGCGCAGGATCGGCACCTTGTCGCAGAAACTCGTGTGCCGTCGCATACGCCTGGTCGAACTCTTCCTTGTAGGTCTTGCGAGCTGCTTGGAGGCTCATTTCGCGCCGCTCACCGATCAGACGTTCCTCAAAACGTCTTTCCATGTGCTCGCGATACCCCTTGGGATCCATCAGCGGATCGGGCTCGTCGGCTTTCGGGGCGGGGTTTTCCAGTGCCGCCATGCGGCGCTGAAATTCCTGCCGTTCAAAAGCAAGACGGGCATTTTCCGTTTTCAAGGCGTCACGCTCGGCTTGCGCCGCGCGCTTTTCCTCGCTGATCTCCCTCAGGCGCCATGACGGAACCAGCGGGGCGTTGTCATCGACAGGTGGCCGCTCCTTGTCGGCCGGTGTCTCTGGCGCTGCCGCTTTGTCCGCTACGGGCGGTTCGGGCTCGGGTTTTGCTGCCGGTTCCGGTTCGGAAACTGGCGGCTCGACCGCGCTATCGAACAATGAGTCTTCCGTTAAGTCCTCTTTTTCGTCAGGCATGGGTCATCCTTCTTTCCCACTGTGTCGCCAGTGGCTTCGCGTTTTGCCCTGCTCTCGCGTCGGGCTTGCGTCAGGAATACGGCGATATCGTTCGCCGCCGACGAGCTCATTCCGCAGGCTGCGCTGGCATACTGTCCGCGCGCTCGCGATCCATATCCATTTGCTGTTCGTGCTGCTCGCGATCGATCTGCATTGCGGCCGCGGCCTTCATGCGCTCGATCTGCATGTCCATGACCGCTTGCATGCGCGCGATCTGCTGCTCGTTTGCGGCGCGCATTCGCTCGAGCATCATGTCCTGCTGCGCTTGCATGGCGGCGCGGTTGTCGTCGCGCTGCGCTGCCGCCTCATCCATTTGCGCCTCGCGCACCTTCATCGCCATGTCCTGCTGCGCTTGCGCGTCGGCGCGTTGCGCGTCCTGCGCTTTCAGCGCGGCGTCCTGTTGCGCCGTTTGCTGATCGAGCTGCGCTTTCGCCTGTATCGCCATGACTTTCGGATCAGGCGGCGGCGGTGCGTTCTGCTTGGCTTGAATCTTGTCGATCATCGGCTTTTTGACCGACGCTGGCAGCGGCGCCAACTGGATCGCGATCTCGGGGAACTCTTGCAGGAATTGCGGGCCTAGCGATTGCAGCACTTGCAGACTGTCGCCCTGCAGGTTGACCGTATCCGGCCCCTCATCGATGATGATATCGACGTCGAGCGATCCTAACGCATTGACGATCTGCGGACGGCCGTACTGATCGATGGTGAGCTTGTTGGCCTGGAAGTATTGCGCCAAATTCTGATCGTCGGTGACACGGATCCAGCGCTCGGCCTTCCAGTAGCGCTGCACGATATTCCAGCAATCACGATAAACGCGGATTTTCCAGTTCTTGAACGCAGTGAGGTACGGGCCTAGCTCGGCAATACCCGCCTGTTGCAGCAATTGAATCGCGCGCCCGCTTGAATCCTCAAGCCCCTGCCCAATCAATGCCGGATTCGGCCCGAAGTTTTCAATCTCGTTCTTTGCTTCCTGCAGCAACTCAAGCTGGCCCTTAAAGTCGGCCATCGTGGTTGTGTCGGGTTCCATCTTGAGGCCGGGGTTAACCTCGATCCAGCCGTCGGCCTTGGCCCATTCCTTGCGCGACACTTCAATGTCGTCGACCGCGCCTTTTTCGCTGATCACCTTGCGCGAGTTGAGCAAATGCAGCGATTTGGAACGGCGGTGATTGATTTCGTCCTGCGGCGATTTCAAATTGCGCGGAAAACCATAACGATCGCCGTCGTGGTCGACGGAGGCCGAAAACATGCGGTAACGCGGAAACGTCTTGCCTTTCTCATCGATGAACGGCGACACCCCCTGCATCAAAACGACGTTGCCCGCGTACAGGCACCAGCGCCACTTGCCGCCCTTGATGTACCAGTGATCACACAGCCTGACTTTCTTCGCCGTGGTGTTGACCCAGTTTTTCTCGCGATCGAATTCAGTGACGTTGATCAGGTCCGATCCCGTTTCGATCAGATCCTCGAGCTCGTTGGCTTTTTCGGGCGCGATCTCCTTGGCCTGATCCAGATCACACCATTTTGCCACACCCATAAACCGGCAATCGGTGAAACCCTCATCGTAAGAACGCGGGTCATAGAAAAATCCATCGCCGTAAGTGATATGCAGGTCTAACGTCGGATCGCCGGTGTCTCCCGGCACCAGATCGTATTCGATCCCGGCAATGCCATCGATGGCGGCGCCTCTGGCAATGCGCGATGATTTCGACGCCCAATCATTTGAATCGAGCACATAGCGAATCGTCGCCGTGGCGATTTCGGCGCCCCGGTCGTGCATCGGTGTGCGCGCAAACGCTTTTGGATCCTGCCGCAAGCGTTCGACCAGGCCCACCACCGCATCGATCTTGCGGACTATGCGGTTGGACGTCACAACCGGCTGCTTGCGATCGCGTAACGTCCTGATCTCTTCGCGCGTCCACTGATCGCCGTGGTAATAGTGCCGCGCCTCGAGCATTTCATAGCCTTCGGCGCTTTTGGCCGCGGCGTAGTCCTGGTACTGGCGTCTCAGCTTTGTCGTATCGAGGATATCAGCCGCATCCTCTTCGTCGACGGCATAGCCCTGCTTCGCCTGTTGCGTCGCAACCGGCAGATATTGCGGGCTTTCCATTTTTTTGTCCGCTCGAGAAATGTTTAACCGCCGCCTGCCCCGCGGGCTGTGACGCCAACTTCC